AACCCTGACTCCATATTGCTTAATCCTAAGTGACACTAGTCATTATCCCTACCCCATTAGACCATGGGCAGTATATCCCTGTCAAGATTAGATTACGTAGGCGACCTCCTCTAGACGCTCCCGAGTGATTAAGCCCGCAAACAAAGCGTCCGCCAGGGATGACACTTTCTGTAACACTACTATAGCTTCCAGCCAACATCGACAGAGAGTATGGGCCGGAGGTCTTTGTCCCCCATACAAGGCATCCACCAATCCGATTACTACCTCGTGCAAAGGTCCACATACTGCACACACCCTCTCGTCCTCAGCTGTCATCCAAATTACCTCTTCGATAATACCATATTTATTCCAAGCAATAAGATTCCCCATGGCGAAGGCGAGGACGGCTTCCGTAATTCCAATAGCATTGGCCCGATTGGCCCCAAATATCGGCTCCAGCAAAGCAGCTAGAGCTTCCTCGTCTTCACCATCCCATAATGCGAGAGCCTCCTCCACTAGCTTACGTGTAGTCTCCATTATGAGAACCGCCTGGCCCGGGGCATTCATGTAAATCCAGTCCATGATGGCGGCATATACTTCAGCTTCATCTATTGGCTCTATTCCGGCTTCGGTCATCACTTGCATCACAGCTATGGCCGAGGCCCAGGATGCATCCGTCCAAATGGCAACTATCAGAGCCATTATCCTAGACAATTCTTCCTGCCAGAATATCTGGTCAAGCGGCATCAGTTACCCTCGCTTCTTGCTCGGCCAGGGTCTCCTGTGCCCTTGCTATCGATTGGGCAATGATCGCTTCCCTCGCAGGCCTAGTGGGTAATGGGCCATCCCCTTTACCGTCGGCCTTATATAGGTCTGCTTCCCCTTCGAAGGCTTCCTTACATGGTCTACGGCACATGCCGTAAGCTGCTCCCAGCACCTGGTCCGTAGTCCAGCCTGGATTCTCCGCTCTTATCTCCGGGATTTTCCTCTTGACGCACTCCGTTTCCGACTCACCTTTCTGACGGCAGGCCGGGGACTTCAGTTCAGCCCGAACATCACCGATGGTACGAACTTTGGTGTCCCCTTCGCCGACAGGCTGACGCAGGGGTACAAGTTGGCCTCGGTCACCCTCTGGAATGATCTGATAAGCAAGAGACTGGACCCGCACTCGTCCAGTATTGCCTGGTAGTGGGGGGAAGCCCATATATCCGCGGTATTCATCAAGTTGGAGCCCCCCGGCCAGGAAATCAGCACGGTGCTGAATTCTCTGTTCAATATTCTTTGCAAATAGGACGGGGACCTCGGAAAAATCCCAGAAGAATTCGATATCGGACCATTCTTCATCAGCAATCTCCCTCTGAAAGGTGTCACGTATATGGCCGAAGCATGGTACCATTGTCTCTTCCCAGAATGATGTACGAGCCTCACGGAAGTTGGCATAAGTGGCTCTGTCGAGTCCAACCCGGGCACCAATTAGGATGGGCGGTATCATAAAGGACATACACACTCGCACTTCCGACCGCTCATCAAGCACCTGAAAGCCCATCTCCTCAAAGGAAAAGCCGGTTTTCTTGTACTCGGCATCCAAGTCCAGTACGGCTGGCTCCATCCATTGTGTATAGCCGCCATATCTCTGTCGCCATCGACGTCTGATGTCAGTGACATCGGCATCTAGGAGCTTTTTCTTAGTCTTGATTATTCCCGGCGGCATGCCGCCCGAGTCAAAGAATAGCTTTAGGTAGTTGGTCTGTGCGATGTCAATGTCCAGGGCCTTTGCGGCCACTGTGGCTGGAGCTATACCCATGTATAGAGATAGGGGATCGAATACTTGGTACTCGATCACATTCTCGGCTGGGATGATGATGGGCTCCAGCCCGGGGATGCGATACTCATATGCAGACACCACTTTCACCGGGTCTGGTATTGGGTGCATTCTGTCTGGGCGCAAAGGCCACAACTCGACGGTGTTACCCATTGGCCCACGTATCTGTTCCCAATAAGATAGACCACTCAGATCGGCATATATCATAGTAATGGACCACAAATCGAACTGCGACATACGGTGATTGGGTCGGTTTATCAGGTCTAGCAGGGGATGGTCTTCGATAACTTCCTTGGTTTTCTTGTGTCGTATCCGCATGACTGGTGCTGAGGCCGCATTGGCCCTCTCTTGGATACAACGCCAGATTAGCTCATTCGCCTTGTATCCCTTCTCAACCATGTTGGATAAGTTGCTTGCTCCCCATTGGGCCTTCCCACGCAGGAAGGTCGGGAGCATGGTGGCTATTCCTTTGGTTCCAAACATTACGGAGAAGGCCAGCCTGGCTCGATCGATAATGTTGAGTCCTCTACCTTCGTTCATACCCAAATACCTCCTCTACCAACCCCCGCGCCTCCAAGTCCATAAAACAGCATGCAGACTAAATCTCCAGCATCGGTGGACCGGCCAATTCGCTTTTTGATGTCCATTTTTGACTCGACAAGTATACCGCCAGAAGTGTTACGCCAGCGGGGTGCAGTTAAATCTGCTAGTAGTATCTTATCTGGCGGCAATCGAATTGGCTCCTCAATATCCAGGGGGTTATCTGGGTCTAACAATTCTCTCATGTGCCAGGTCATTTCGGCCCGAGCGTTGTACATTTCTAGTAGCCCGGAGTGGTCAGTTGCAGATGACTTCTCTGAGGCGTTGAATGGATAAGCCTCCACGATGTGGCGCATCTGCCTGGGGTCTTGTCGCATTTCGGCGGCTATCTCTCGCATTCGGTCGTAAATACCTGCCCCGATACCAATAACATCGATACGGGCTGGGGTTTCTAGGCCGTCACCTTCCTGCTCCCCATACACTCTGCGTATTTCACCAATGAGGTACATGGTGTCTCGCTCGTTGAAATAATCGATAGGTCCTACCCACGGGCCACGCTTATATCCCACTGTGGCTTTATCCACACCCCGGGCCGGGTCGCAGGCAACGGCATCGAGTTCGAATTGTTCACCGTACTCGGGAGTCCAGCGGTCCATGGCCGCTCTCACCCACTGGTGGGGGATTACTTGCCATTCATGTTCGTGCCCTACCAGCCAGTTACCGTCACGAAGCTGACTACGATACGGCTCGGGCAGGGAGTCTAGCCGGTTAATATACTCTGGGTCCTTAATCATCAGGGCGGGGTTGTCATACACAAAGGCCGGAATGAAACTGCGTGACATTGGCCGCTCGCCCTTGGGTCCACGGAAGTCAGGTCCCTCTACCTCTGTGTCGCCGCTGTTTAACCGACAGAACCATCGCAACTCCCCGGGGGCGGCTGGATTGTGATGGGTTGGGTCGAGCCATGGGCCCCAACGCCGGAATACCCAATCGTGCCCCTCGTTTCCTGGATTCGTTGCGGCACGAATTCTCTTGGGTACTCCGGCGGTGGAGCGCACTCTCGATATCATATATAAGTACTGCATTTCCAAAAATGATGTCAACTCATCAAAACCCAGATACGTGTAGGCCCCCGACTGGTACTTGAAATGGTCGGTGATCTTCTCCATGTGGCCGAAGTCTATGGTTATTGATTTGGTTGATTTTGTGGGGAAATACCAACGATGTTCTCCGGCTCGCCATTTGGCCATGTTCCACAGTAGCTCTTGGCTCCGGGGAATTAGGCCGTCAGATCGGGTTAGCTCGGGGAATGTCCGGCGGAGTAGAATTGCATGGTAACCAGGTGTGTCGGTGTATCGTATGGCTTCAACTAGGAGGGATTCGGATTTACCACCGCCAGCGGCACCGCCATATAGCAGTTCGTCGGCAAGGGACTCATGGAACAGAACCTGTGGGCCGTCCTGGGGTTGCCATATAGAGGCCCCCTGGGTCTCCAGCTTCTTTAAGTATTCGGCAGTGCGGTCTAGGGTAGCTACGGCCATTATTCCTCGATCTCCGTGAATTCTGCCGCTTCCACTATTACTCCCACATCACCTAGAGGTAACATAGGGGTGACTGGTGAACGATCCCTTGGTTCTGGAAGTACGAATACAACTTGGCC